CTGTAAAATGTCCTTGCTATTATTAATACATAGAAAAAACATAAACAAAAGGAGGACACAAAATGAAAAAAAGATTCTGGGTTCTAGTGGCGGCGGGTATTCTTGTGGTGGCCCTGGCGGCTCCGGCGGCCTTCGGTGCAATAGCGGGCAATGGCCAGGGAGACCAAAGCCAGCAGTTTTACAACCAGATGTTCGACTGGCACCAAAAATGGCTTGACCAGGCCCAGGAAGACGGGCAGGTTACCCCGGAGCAGGCCAAAGCCTGGCAGGACCACTTCAACTACATGCGTGAATTCCACAGCCAAAACGGCTTCGGCCCCATGGGGAATATGATGGGCGGGGGCGGCTTCAACGGAATGATGGGGGGCTCCGGCTACGGATTCGGAGGCATGATGAACTGGGGAAATACTGACAACCAATAGTGTAAGCCGGGCTGTCCCCGGGTGAACCTGGGGGCAGCCCAACGTTTATAGGCCTACCATTTACCTATAGTATCCGGCACCTTCTTCATCCCCAAGCCGCCGGCCACCAGCCAGAAGATGTTTTGCAAAAGAGCCGGAACTTCTTTATCAGCTGCGGCCATAAAGCAAATTGTCCCCAATACTATTAAAAAGCCGCCCAGCAGGGCAGCATCCACGCAGTCAAACTTCTTTTCCATTCTTCTTTCCTCCAAATTTCTATTCTTTAGACAGCAATTCATTGATCACCCGGCGGAGCCGGCTGACATCGGCCTCAATTTTCTGGAGGTCGCACAGTATTTCCGTAAGACCCGTGCCACAGGCCTCTTCTTTTATAAGATCCTGCGGGCTTAAGTCCAACCCCATGGCCCGGGCTATAGACCAGGCTATTTCGTTGCCTATCCCCGGCAGGCCGCCCCGGAGGAAAGCCGCATCCACCGGGCTGTCGATAAACAGGTTTTCCAGCAGCACCGCAGGCATCCGGGTTTCCCTCAGCACCCCAAAATTGGACCTCTTCAGTCCCCGGTCGGCAAAGCCTTTCTCTCTATAATAAACAGCCAGTATGCTATGCATTGACCTGGCAATGGACAGTGTTTTTTCAGAGGCCCCGGGATGTATATGAGACTCGTACCCGGTCCCTCCCCCTGCATTAACATGTATGCTTACAAATAAATCAGCCCCCGCACTGTTGGCGAAGGCCGCCCTCTCTGAAAGTGTCCCCCGGGGAGCAAGGATCACCTCTGCATTATAGCCGGAAAGCTTTTCCACTACAATAAGCCCCAGCTGGCCGGTCAGTACCGCCTCTGTAAGGCCATTGCCCACTGCCCCCGGATCACTGCCCCCGTGGCCCTGGTCTATAACAATTTTCATCAGCCGGGTACCCCCTTCGTCAGCACAAAAACAGCCAGCCCCACACTGACCGAAAAGAGCACCGTCACCCAGGCCGGATACCCCTTCTGGCACTCCCTCCGGCACTGCTCACAATCCCTTCGTGAAACCGGGTCCCTCTGGGCCAGGTCATCAAACCGCAGGTGCAGCCGCCGTATATTCTCGCTGTTTTCCTTCCGCATGTCCCTAATCTGGTCCTTAAGCTCCTTTATGTCTTCCTGCATGGCATTTATCAATGCTGTCATCACCTCTTCGGGCGGCAAAGAATATCACCTCCGGGGTAAACTGTACTTAATTAGTTGTTGCACATTTGACCTTTATTATGCCGCGAGGTATCCCAGTTCCAGAACCTCCAGTTCTGCCTTTACAGCATCCTTCATTAGGTCGGGAACCTGGGCAAATGTTTTATAGCCTCTGATAATAAGGGTTACGTATACAGTTACCATGATTTCACCTCCTCCTATTAGCCATAATAAAAGCCTAAGCATTGTGATCATCCAGCAGGGCCTGTACCTCTGCCTGAAGGTTGGCCGGTACCCCGTCAATTGTTTCTAGCCCGGCTTTTACCAATTTGTAGTAGACGTATGCCACTTTAAGCCCCTCCTACAATCATTTCGTATACTTCAGCCAGTGCCAACATCGTGTTAAGATTATCGGTTTCCGCCTGCTGTAGTCTGGCTTGCAGGTCTGCAATTTCCTGGTCCTTTGTCTTTGGCAGCTGCGTTCTGGTATCCGTTAACGTCGCCGGGTCTATCGTGTAACCTTCTCCGATTTCCGGGCCGCCTTCGGCCAGAATAACCTTAATTACTTCCCGCTGGCCTGTGACAACCGGTTTCATTTCCGGGGTCGGTTCCCCGTCGACTTCTTCAACGCTGGGGACTTCCCGGACTTCGTCTTCCTGGTAAATGTTCACGGCGAAGGGACTAATAACTTTTATCCCGGCCTTTGCGGTATCAATCCCGACGGCTGCGCGGCTTTTGCCGAAGATACCGGTTTCCGTGACTTCCAGGACGTCGGGGACTATAAGTAATATTTGGTTGTCTGCTAACTGGTAAACAATCCCGGTCATTTTATCCCGCCTTTCGTTAAGCTACAATCTGGCCGCCGGTGCCGGTCGATTCGGCTGTCGTTCCGGCTGGCTGGGTGCCACTCTTACCAATTTTTGCCACATTTTCCGCCCTTAATGCTGTAGTGTTGCCGGTGCCGCTGTTAGCGTTACTGAATACACGGCTACCAAGCGCCCGGATACCATACAATCTATTAGACACAAGGCTGTTTTCAATTCGGACAACGCTGTTCCATAGTACGTCAAACCCAGGATAGGAAGCTGCTGCATCGTTTTTACAATAATCAAAAAGAACGTAAACGCAGCCGTTAGCGCAGAAGGCTTTATCCGTGGTTACTGTACCTTTTAAACCCCTGACTATTACATATACTTCGCATTGTATTACGTGGACCTTGTTAACGACGTAACTGTCAGAAAGTACAGAAGCCCCTATTACTTGCAGCAAACCTTTTCCGGTAAAGCCCTGGATGTAAACGTCTTCGTTAAAGGTTCCAGCTACGACGTTAACCGTAACTGTATGGTTAACAATACGCGGAATTCGGTTAATAGCTTCCTGGATAGTTTTTAAAGCGTGTGCCGCATCATTAGCACTTCCGTCATTATCGTCGCTACCATCCGGGCGAACATAAAGGTTTGTAGTGTTTATGGTTACCCCCGGAAGTACAATACCACCGGATTCCCAAACATTTGTTATGCCGCGTATAACTTTAAAATAAGTGTTACCTCCAGACTGGTCCACTACCGCGCCCATCGAAGCCCTGACGCCTGTACTATTGTTATTGCCGTAAGTTTCCGCGTCGCAACTTACAAAAGACTTATACGCGCTTAGACCGTACGCCGTGTGATTTGAAACTACGCAGCCCACTAAATTACATATGGTGTTAGACACATATACACCAATGTTAGACGTTGTTTCCGCCCGGCAGTAATTAAAGAAAACGACAAGACTGTCATTTGCTCTAAATTCTCCGTACTGTACGGTATTATCGGTTCCTTTAAACCCTTGTACGACCACCTTACAAGCACAAGTAAAAACTTCTACTTTATTGACAAGATAGTTAACGGCATCAGCAGTCGTGGCCCCTCCCTGCAGCGTAAATGTCCCGCTACCCACGAAACCTTCTATTCTTACGGTTTCCGGGTACGTTCCTGCGGCTACACTTACGGTCACAGCATGGACAAGGTATTTCGGGACCTTATTAACCGCTGCCTGGATAGTTGCCAGGGCGGTCCCGGCGGTCAGACCGTCGTTTGCATCATTACCCAGAGCCGCGTCTACATAAAGGGTAAGGTTGGCGGTCGTCGCTATACCGTGAACCCCTTCCGGCATACCTTCGGCCAAATGCGCAGTATGGTCAGAAGACTTTACGGCGTTCTGATCGATGATATCCAGGTTTTCATTGTATGCAGCCCTTGTAACCGCTTCATTACTCAACGGTTTTTTTAACCCTAGTCGTGGTGTAATCTCAGGCATTTAACGTCCCTCCATTAACAGCTTCAATATTTCTAGCTGCCGATTTTCAATCCTGGCCTGATTCTCCAAAATGTCCATTTGGGCCTGATACAAAATTTCCAGGGTAACGGTTTTCGGTATCCCGGATTCCTTCCTGGTCCTCTGGCGGACCTTAATCTCATCCAAAGCGACGCGATGAGGGTCGGCTGGTATGTTTATGCTCTTAGGCACTCACAACCACCTCCAGGGCAGCGTTATCCACGCCAGGATTAAGGGTCTTTATGGTATAGATTCCCGGTTCGGCGATTGTAAAGGTCAGGGTGTCCATTCCGTCTACTGGCTCCATTGTATCAGGGGCCTGGTCGTTAATTTTGAAGGTTATAGGATCGGCTGCGGGGTCGTTTTCGTAGGCTTCATGTGCCAGGCTAAAACGCTGCCATTGGAAGGCAATGGTAAGCTGTTCGCCTGCTGTTATGCTAGTTCTCGGAGCTGATACAGTGATTTTCCGCAGCATGCAATAATGCCTTTTAACTATAGCGTTTTGCTTTAAAGTCTTTACTTCTTCGACTGTTAAAATCTCAAGGTCAACAAGTTCTAACATGCTCTAACCTCCTTGCTAGTCTAATACAACCCTTGCTATATTGCCGTTGTTGGCGGACATTTTTACGACGCAGCTTGTTTCAAATCTCGCTCCTATAAAAGCTATACCTAGAGATAAAACGAAAACCCTAGTAGACCCGCCGTCTATAGTATATGCTCCATTACCACCATTACTAGAACAGGAGATAAACATCAGGAAACCACTCCCGGTTACGCTTAATAATGTATTGACGTCAGGAGCTGTATAGTTTGCCCCGCCATATTGGCTAGTGCCACCCGGCAGGGCTTTCAATGCGGGTATTTGGTCTAAATACCCGGCCCTAGTCGCTGTAAGTCTGGTATTAAGTGTCTCATAGTTTAGCTTTCCAAACTCCATAAGCGTACCCTGGCCCCCTGCAACTGGATATGCAGACCCTACTAAGTCCAACTTCCCCGCCCTTGTAGTCGTCAGCCTGGCTAAAAGCTCCGCTAACCTGGCAAGGGCTGTACCTGTAGCGTTTGCGGAGTCATTTAGTGCCCCTAAAAGTGCTTTAAGGTCAGCTATATCCTTACTTGAAAAAGTTCCCGGCGCTGATATCGTCATTAAGCCACCCCCAGGACTGTTATTTTCGGGGTTCCGCTGGAAATGGCGTGTACTACGGTTCCCCTCACCGGCAAGGGCTGGCAGACCCCTTCTTTTACGGGTATGCAACCCGCGCCCTCTATGCTTGAGGCCCCATCTACTTTAACCCAGGCATCTCCTGGGCCGAAGTTCCAGACGGTAAATCCCTCCTGTTTTGTGCCGCCTGTGTTGAATGTCGTATCTGTGGCGGCCACCAGGGTTTTTGTCTCCCCGTTCATGGCTTCGTAACCAGTGTCCTGGGTTGGCACGGTAAATTCACTACCGGCGCTTATCTCTTTTACTGCGCCCGCTTTGTTATTGCTATCTACAGGAAACGTATACGGCAATTTTTACCCCTCCTCTATGGTTCACAGAATGTGCAGGTTACTGATGACCGCACAAATCCCCCGGCGTTCCAGATCTCAAATTCCTCCCAGGTCATCTGCAGGTCGTCCATGTCGTTCCAGGTGATCTCCGCCCCGTCAAGCTCCGACCAGATAAGGTAGTTGTAGTCGAATTCCAACCCCAAATGGGCCGGGACAACCTCCCTCACCGCCGCCCTGAGGTTGTCAAGGTTTGGCGGTATGCCTGCTGTGTCCACAAATTTTATAATCAATTTATAAAGGCTGTGGTCCTGAATAACCTCCACAGCCCCCTTTTCGTAGGCCCCGGCCACATGTTTCACCAGGCTTATGGTGCAGGTGCCGTAGCCCCTGAGCTTGGCCACAATCCGGTCCCGGCGCTCCTGGTCGCTTAAGGCGGGCTCAGGCTGCAGATTCAGCTCTTTCTCCCAATCGTCCAGACCCCAGGTGGCTGTCCTGGCGAAGAACTGGTCCAGGGTCTGGTCCAGCGCCCCGGTCAGTTCATCTAATTCCTCTCCCCTGGCCTGGGAAAGTGCCCTGAATATCCGGCTGGTCTCGTAATACCCGGGGACATAGCCCATTATCCTCTTACCGGCTGTGCTGTTTACCGGATAGTCCATCTAAAAAGTCACCGTCCCCTTTACAGCCACCGCCTGAGAGCCTATGGCGATATTGGCCGTCCCCTCGTTAACCAGGAGGTTCTGGTAGTCCTCCACCCCTTCGGTGTCCAGTATGGCGTTGGCTATCCGGGCATACCTCACATCGTTTTCGGTACCTTTAAGGGGATCGTTTACTCCCCGGAAGGCCAGGCCTTTAAGGTACTCCTCTATGGCCACCTCAGCCGAGGCCTTTACTGCCGCCGGGTCATACCCGGACATAAATGTTAGGCTGGCCGCAACGTTAATTTCTACCGGCTCCGCCGGCTCCACAAACACCGCCACCCCCACCGGAGACCTGCTCTCTCCTGTGTCTTTGCTAAAGGTTGACAGGTACCTTATCTGGTCAACCCATACATCGGTGTCTGTATCACTCTGCAACCGGGTTATCCGAAGTTCCAGGCTGTCGCTGCCGTTCCAGTAGAATTGCCGGGATACATACCCGAAGGCAAGGCCTAAGTCGCTACCCCGGTAAACTGTTGACGCGCCATCTGCTCCCGGATCTGATGCTATACTTGCCACGGACCCGGTGGTATTGTTCCACACCTCCACCTTAAGCAGTTCATTTATACCGGTATTGTCGCTCACCTTAACCCTGGGCCTGGCCTGCCATATACCCGGCCTGTCCAGCAGCATGTGCATATCCGGATGGACAACTCCTGTTCCGGCAACCATTTTTACCGATGTGCCGCTGCCGTCAGGCTGGCTGTCGTCGATGGATGTACCGCTCCCACTCACAGTCATATCTTCGGCCTCCAGGACATGCTGCCAGGGGGGAGCTATATAGTCCTGCACCAGGTCCACCAGATCCTGCCCGGCAGGTAGGCCCTGGGTGTCAATTATGGCCACACTGACGGTGCCGTTGCCATACTTCACCGGCGCCACCGACACCCCGCCCACCCCGGCCATCTCTCCGGCCCAGTTTATATAATCAGCCCTGTTACCACCTGCGCTGGGATTCCTTACCTTCTGTAAAAACCTTGCCAGCAGCCCGGCATCGTCTTCCTGATCAGCTCCCCCGCTTAAGGGGGCATTGTTTATTACAGCATTTACTCCCGGCAGAGGCGTTACCACCACAAAAACCGGCCCGGCCGGGACATTGCCCCCCGCCCCAGCCTCCACCGCCTCTATGTCGGCATACCCGCTGCCGGTAGGTCCGATGACACACTGGGCCGTGGTCACAAACTCCACCGAGGGGGTGCCGGTCACCGGGTCCGCCGGTGTGGCCACCCTGAACCCGGCAGCGATCACTGTGCCCTCTGTTCCCGTAATGGTCAGCTGGTTGCCCTTCCCGGCTGTCCCGGTGGCCTTTTGGGCAGCCCGCCTGAAAATGCCGTGCTCCTCGCACCGCAGGTTCAGATACTCCCCAAAAGTAGTGGAGGCAAACCCCCTCCGCAAGGCCTCCCGCACCCACAAAGCAGCCTGGGTCAGCTCAATGGCCACCGGGGCTATAGAGTCCCAAATATAAGAGCCCTCCGACCTGTCAAGGTCGGAGGGCAGCCTGTCCATCATCCTTTGCCTGATGGCCTCTTCAGTTTGTTCAGTAAGATAGTCCGGTAAACCGGTCATTTATTAATCACCACATTTCTATACAGGTATCCAGCTATAAAAAGCACCTCTATCGTAAGAATAAAACAACCGCTTAACTCAGCGTTTATTGCGCATTTGACCTTTTTAACGCATCTTGGACAGGAGTTCCCGAAACATATTTTCCTGCCGGGCCTGATTTTCCAAGATATCAATTTGCGCCTGGTATATCATTTCCAGGGTTACGTTTTTCGGTGTCCCTAGGCTGGAAGTCCCACCGCTCAATAAAAACATCCTTAAACATTTAAACTTCCTCCCTCAGTACATGACTTATTGGTTCCCTTTCAATAACTTTTTAATCGCTTAATATTTTAAGAATAATCTCTAACAGTTCATATATATCCTCATTGGTTATTTTCTCACTTCCATTTCTTTTGTTTTTAGTGTTTTCCATTTTGTTTTTTTCATTTTCGTCAAACTCAATGATAATTCTATTATCCCTCCAGATTTTTTTTGGCATTTATTAACCTCCCTTAAATTGCACCGGCAGAGTTTTGAAGAACTGTAGGTATTGACTCTTGAGTTATGTCGTAACAAATACGGACATTTCTAAGATAAGATGTTGCAACACCACTTATACGCTGATAGACTTGTATGCAGTCGCCCGGGGTTACATCTAAATCGATAGAAAATTGAGTATAATTAGTTAAACCAGTATTATTATTATTTACTGCTGTTCCATTTCTACGTACTTCAATATAAGTAGTGATGTTAGTGACTGAAGATTTTGTTTCAAATTTAACCCTTATCCTGCCGCCATATTTAATGCGGAATTCCTTTGCTTTGACGTAAGAAGTGTTAGTTGTATAACATTCTCCGTCAGCACTTAGTTGTATTGTATCAGACTCTATTGACCCCCAGTTAGACGCCAAACTAACGGGGATATCTAACTTATCAAGGTTGGTCGCCCTGGCCGCAGTCCACGTAGCCGTTGACAGGGCTGTGCTGGCGGGTGCCCTGGAGGATACAGCCACATCCAGAAAAGCTGCCCGTGCCGCCGTCAGCCTATTGGTAAGTATTTCGGCCAACCTTGCGAAGATAGACCCTAAAGCATTCGCAGCATCTCCGGTGGCACCTACTTTTGTGTTAACCAAATCCAGAGTAGTTTTGTCAGCTATTGGTAATTGTGGCATTATACCACCTCCTCATAAACAAAATTTACAACCCCGTCAATGACAGCAAGGCCCCAGCGGTATGTTGTTGCCCCATCGGTAAATTGGTGTGGCATAGTCTCGGCCAAATGCGCAGCAACTGCATTGGCATTCTGAAGCATCTGGCCGTCTATTATATCCATATTCTGATTGATATCCGCAATATCGGCTGTTTCATTGTCCAAAGGCTTAATAAGGTTATAGTTTGTTGTGTATTCAGGCATAGCCTAACACCTCCTATATAAACTGCCTGGTTTTCAATTCTCCCCAAGTACCCGTCTTCACCATTGCCCAGGTTGTGTTCCTTACCTCTCCCCAGGTGGTATAAGTGAATTGATACATCACCGTCAAATGGGCCGGTTTAATCTCCTCAACGGCAGCCTGAAGGTCCTCCAGGTTGGGCGGAACGCCCCGGGTATCGACAAATTTGACGGTAAAGCCGTATTGGGCCGGACTGACCGTAACCTCCACCGCGCTGTACACATAGCTTTCGGCCACGTTTTTGATGAGACTCACTGTCGTTGTCCCCACGCCCCGAAGTCTCGAAATTATCCGGCTGCGGCGCTGGTCGTCGGGCTTTCCGGCATAGCTGGACAAACCCAGCTCCTTCTCCCAGGTATCCAGGCCCCAGGTGGCGGTGTTGACATAAAACTGGTCCAGTGTCTCATCCAGGGCCTGGTGGAATTTGTCCATCTCCGTTCCCTGGGCCTGGAGGATTGACCCCATGACCCGGCTTGTCTCATAATAGCGGGGCAGGTAGGACAGCATGGCCCGGCCACTATCAGAGGTTAGCGGAATGCTGATCATGACAGGGCCACCGCCCCTTTTACACCAACCTCACCGGTGTTGATGGTTATATTCACCTTTTCTCCGTTTATCGTATAATTGGGGCAATCCTTGACTCCATCGGTATCAATAAGGAGTGAGCCAATTCGGATATAACTCACCGTAGGATCATTAGTAAATGCAATGCTGCTGAGATATTCAATCAAAGACTTTTCAAAGGCCGCAGTTACCTCGGCCATTGTTTTCGTCCCGGTCAGCACCATTGAAGCGGTCACGTTGATATCTACCTTGGTGGCGTAAACAACCGTCACGTCGGCCCCAATGGGGGCCTTTCCCTCTCCGGCTCCGTCCGCCGGGGCTATGTAGTTCTGCACATTTGTTACTGTTACAGA